TTAAACAACTCGGTTGACGCCGCCTTCGTCTATCCATTTCATTACTGCTTTTCGGCTGTATCGTGACGGATAGGTTAGAACAGGATCAGGAAAACCACATTCTTTCCGTAAACGCCAGACAGCCGTTTTTTTCTTTTTGAGCAGGTCAAAAACTTCCTGCTCTTCCATAAAATCACTTTTGGTCATAAGTCACTCCATCCATTAATTTAGCCGGAATCAGTCGCTGCCAGATTGCAGAAACGTATTTAGCCTGATGTCTTGCATCAGCAAGTGCGTTATGGGTTACACCATCAAATGGCATATCGCGCTTAGGATCGAAACCAAGCTGTTTGCCGAGCAGCACCATGGTGCGCACGTCGCTGTCGTTCCAGAATTGCCATGGGCAGGTTTGGCCGGAACGTTCGTAGGCTGAACGCATAATCACGTTGTCAAAGTTGGCACCATTGCCCCAGACTTTCAGGTAACGCGGCTTGTCAGAGTTACGGCTGATGAACGAACTCAGTTCGGACAGAGCTTCGGCGATGTGCCTGGTATCGTCGGTACAAATCGCGGCGCGAGCCTCTGCTGATTGCCTCAGCCACCACAGTATTGTGTCACCGTCTGGGGCAGCACCCTGAGCCATGGCGCTGGCGAGGTTAACGGCAACATAGAACTCTGCGCCCAGCTCGCCGCTTTGTGGATCAAAGAATACAGCGCCGATCGCGACAATTGGCGCAGCAGGCTTATTTCCCATTGTTTCGAGGTCAATCATTAAATGGTTCATTGGATTCAAAACCTCCCGATAAAATTTATTTAAAAAGAGCGATGAAGATACGTGCCAGGCAGATTACACACACCGCTCCGAAAAAAGCCTCAGACCAGCTCATAACTCACCATCCTCTTCGTTGACTTCAACTTCTGTACCATCGTAAGCAGACTTAATGCTATTCGACGCAGCAATGATGGTGTTGAACTGATCAGCGTCTACAGTCACACCGGGATACTGGCGTGAGAGTTCAAAACTAATCGCAGCAACGAGCTTGATCTGGTCAATGCAGATAGTGGTCTTCATTTTTACGCATTCGTCAGTGAGCATGATTTGCTCCTCCCCTTCAGTCCCGCCGCTTCGATAACCTTATACACATCCCGCTCGTAACGCAGATGCTGAAATACCCCGTCAAACCAGTATTCACCGCTGTTAACGTCGGGAATATCCACGATGGCGCTGCCGGTGATTACAATGCCCCGGCTTGCGCCACGCCGTATCTTGAGCCAGCCTTTGCGCTGCAGTGCCTGCAAATGAGACTGTGCATTATTGGCTGAAGCCCATCCCATGCCGGCAGTGATCTCTTTGTTGGTCGGTGCCATACCGTTTTCATGGATGTATGCCCGGATAAATTCCAGCGTTGCCTGCTGTTTATCTGTCAGCGGTTGCACGATGTTTCCCCCTTACACTCACACCACACCTCAAACATGCGTTTCACGATTTCTCGACAGTAATAACCATGCATATCGCGGGTGAGGTCGTAGCGGTTCCCATAACGACGCCGCATCCAGGCCTCAAATGACTTATTCATGATGGTTCTACTGCGCGTGTGTAAGGCATGTCGGTGGCGTCAATTTCTGCATCACAGTGGATACAGTATCCATCGGCGTTGGAGAACTCGTTGTTGCTCATCCACTCCATGCATGACCAACAACGGATTTCGCCGGAGCGGGTATACTGGATTTCTTCCATCATCTACTCCTGTTAAGATCGGCAAAGCGCTGAAGAAAAAGCACAAATGATTGGCGAGGGTTTAGAGGGGACAGGATAAAATAAGCAGGCTCAATACCTTCCAGTATCGGCCATGGTGTTCCGTCATCTAAATCAAGGTCCCGGCGTTCTGTAGCCAGCATGACCAAATCTGCATGCTTAACAGCTGAGCTCATGGGAAAAGGGACTCCGAATTTAGCGGCAATAACAACCTCCACTTCTTCAATCTGTCGTTGATAATCGGGCAGTAGTTGTTTAAGTGGTGCCGCCAGATCGTTGCAGTAAGCCTCTGCAGCGTCATGTAGCAGCGCTTCCAGTGCGAACTCTGGTGGTACCAGATAACTTACGTGAACTGAGTGCTGCGCCACGCTGTAAAACTCAGGAATATGGCCCGTGAAACGGCAAATTTTTGACAGTGCTCCGGCTATATCCTCAATGCAGATCGCATCGGGAGAAATGTCGTGGAAATTGAAATGTTTCCCCGAGAGAGTAGTAATCCAGCTCATTTATTTGACCTCAGTATCTATGGAAGCAAAAACGGCAGCGCGGAGCTTTCTGATATTGAACCAGGTGTCTGTTGGCGTACCCTTCATTAATGAAATAAAGTCAGCCATATTTTTTATGGGGCTTTTGTCATCCCCCATAGCCTCATTGGCGACATCAATCATACGTTCGTGAACATGATCAATTTCCTCAGCGGCACATACACTGCTTTCGAGCCATGATCTAAGCTCTTTAGAATCCAGATATTTCTCCATCAGATGTTTGGCCTTAAGGATGATCTCCGGCATTACAACTACAATTGTCGGATGTTCAAAAGAGTCGGCTAACCAAGAGTGGGCAAACTTTGACTCAAAGAAAGTGAACTCTTCTTTGTCACCGAACGCGGCTGCAGCACACGCCCATAGCTGGACGCTTTTATTGATGAGGTCCATTTTAAGCACTGGTAAACACTCTTCAGATGATTCATCTGTGGTCTGACAAGGCTGTTGTTCGCCGCTGGTGAGTGCTGGATCAGTCTGTATGCCCTGACGGTACTCAGTAAGGATACGATTAATCTCTTCTGAGGTGCCATCAGTGAGGATCAGGCATTCACCGTTGGTGTTACTGAACTCTGCGTCACATAGTAACTCCAGAACGCGCCGCGCTTTGGCTGCGTTGAACTGGGGCTTGGCGATGCTCTTTGTGATTTTTGTTTTACCGGCGTCTTCGGCCTTTTTCATTAACCGCGCCGCTTCGCGGTCAGCATAAACGCCGTGTTCACGTGAGATATTAATTGCCAGTGCATAATTCAGTGAACCGGAACGCACCAGGCTTTTAAGATATGGAGAGCACTCGTTTAGCTGGATGTGTTGAAGCACATCGGATTCTGATCGTTTAACCTTTTTGGCAATCTCCGCATTACTGAATCCTTGATTCTGCAGGCGCATATAAGCGATACCGCGTTCAAGCGGTGTTAATGCAAGGCCCTGGGAACTGGTGATCATGAAGGCAATCTTGTCTGCTTCAGTACCTACAAAATCTTTGCACTCAAGGCGAACAATTTCATGCCCCATCTCAACAGCCGCTAGAGCACCATAATAACGGTGGTGGCCGTCGATGACTTTTACACCGCGTTCAGTTACTTCTACGGCTAAAGGCGGGAGATATTCACCGGAAATAAAAGCGTCCCGAAATTCTTCAACGTGCGGTATATTCAACTCACGAACGTTATAGCCTTCTTCGGCGTATATTTCAGCCAACGGAACCATAAACGTTTTCTTTGTAGTGAGTCCTGAATCTTTGTTGTTATAAAGCTGGCCTAAACTTGCCATCGTAAACCTCCATTAAGAACAAATGCTTTGCTATGCGCCACATTATGTGGCGCATAAAACAACACTTAGATCATTAATCAGACAGAACCTTCAAATACTGGAACATCAGTCAACTGTGTTTCCAGATCGGTCACTATTTCCTGAAAGGCATGTTCAACTATTTTTGCCGGTTCAATTAGCTCAAACCAGAGGACCAGCTGACCTTCGCGAAGACGGTAACGAATTCGCGCATCAACCTGATATGGAGCTCCATTATGAAAAGGGGAAATAGCTAGGCTGATTTTTTCCGGCATAGAGGTGTTACCAGAGCCAGATTTTTCGTCGCTGTAAGACATCTGGAAAGTGCCATCCTGCAAACGACGAACCGACTTAAACTCAGCTTTACGCGTTTCCTGGAATGCCAAAACCATTTCCAGCAGGTCAGTGCCTGACGGACCTTTGTAGTCATCACTGATGGGTGCAATATTTTGGATATGGTTTTCAAGAAACTCTGCAAAGTCGGTCTGACCCATTGCCTTTTTGTCGCGGCTTGCCCACTCTTTCCAATCCTCAGAGAACGGGCAATCATAAACAGCTTTATGTTCGCCCCAGTTAGCTGCAGCGGCTGACTCGTGATAATCAAGTACAGCTACAATTTTTGTATTCTCTTTGTCAGCGAAAACAACTGAGCGCTCATCCTTAAATTTACTGATATATGCAATCAGTGAGGATGGAGAGATAAGGCGCACGCGCTGACGGATACGTGATGGTGAGAGCTGATGGCTTTCCAGCGATTCCAGAGAATAATTATCTGGTAAAGCAATCGCCGGAATTTCTGTGGCTGGTACAAGGCTGATTGCCGCCAGGTCACGAATTTCTGAAACAACAGAGCCTTCAATATTTTTCATTGAATATTCCTTTTAATTGATGGGAAAGTTTACTGGTTGGATTGCAGTTTGATAGGAGCTGCAGATTGTTCTGGTTTATCAATTACACGCAAATCGAGTTGCGTCTGGCTTGGATCATCGCGAAGCAGGTCGCCGTCAGCGGTTGAAAACATGATAGTGTCTGCACGGTCCAGTTCCGGAACAGAACGTGTGACCTTAGGCGTTAATTTCATCGTGTTTTCGTCACGAGTATTTAGCATTGAACAGTTAAGGGTTAATGTTACCGCCCCTTTTTTACCTGTTTCACGCACAGCTTTGATCACTTCAGCTAAAGTTTCAGTTAATTCACTATCAAGTGTGCCACGGTTGATATAGGCCAGTTGCTGGCTGAATGGTGTACATTTATTTTCAGACATAAAGTTTCCTTTTTTTCAGAGTGGATTGCCTTTCTGCGTCAGAAGCTTTCCAATCCAGCTCTTACGCAAAACCAAAAGGATTTTGGGTTTCCTGACAGCCTGCACACCACGAGTGACGCGCATCAGGTCTATAAAAGTTGGTACTGCATTTGGTTGAAACATTTGATGTCCTTCTGCTGTGCCCGTAATAAAAAGGGCGGTTACCCGTCAGAACATTATCTCCGCTCCTCCATTGGATTAGATTGAAGACCGGATAACCGCCAAACCTACATAATCAAAGATGATTGCCCATTACGCCGGGCCAGCGTTCACCCTGGTGCCGCGCAGGTCGAGCCAGCCGCCCACGTTCAGATTGTCCGGCAAAGCGTCGACCTCGCTAACATCTTCCAGGTCCAGATCGTGAGTGACGGTAATATTTCCATTATCTGAAACAGCATGATGAATATTTTTTTTAACCAAGTGCTTAATTAAGTCGAACATTGCATATCCTTCTTATTTTCAAGGAGGTGACCATTTCACGAACGTGGTCCCTGAGTGGTTTTATTGCTGCCGCCTTACTGAAAGCGACAGTGTAAAAACGCTGCTCGTCACATCATCGTGACGCTTCAACCACTGCTTATCAGCCAACCCCTTTGTTAACTCTTGACTCTCGATCTCCCGCAGAAGAATAAGAGCCTGCCATCCTTCCATGTCCGACGCTGATACTCAGCCAGGGCGCGGGGGTAAGCCTGCAGTGCGTTCCATAATGTTAAAGAGCGTCGGCGGTGTTCGTGCCGATGACGGTTATGTTGTCGATGTGAGGAATATAAAATTAAAATGCGAAATGCGCAAACAAAATATTTGCGTAAATTGCAACTAGTGAGGGCGGGCGAAAAAAAACCGCCAGGCATGGCGGTTCATTTACTGCAGAGGATGAGAGTTAACCGTGTCGTTTGAAAGCTTGTGATTGGCTGATCATTACCTTGCCATAGACGTAAAAGCGAGATTCATTGCTTTTATCAATGCACCATTCTTTGTAATTAACGTTGTCAGAAAGTACTAAAATCTTATCGGGAACCATCTGTAATCGTTTGACATGAATTTTTTCATCAAAACCAAAGACATATATACCATCCCCATCAAAGTTATGGATGGATATGTCTACAAAGATTAAGTCGCCGGGCTCGATAGTGCCAGACATGCTATCCCCACGAACATTGATCATTCTTACTGAAGAGGCTGGGCGACCTCCAAAAAGCGTACTGGCGTGAGTATTGTCGTACTCTATGGAATGTATAACATCGACAACATCGCTGACATTAAATGATCCCGGCCCCGCACTTGCTGAGACGTCGAGGACATCAACACGATACATCATTGCTCCCTCCCTCCTAGATGGTTCAGTACTGTTATTATAAACAGTATTTTCATCAGGAGTGCCAGTAAATAATTCACTGACGTCAATAGAAAGAGCTTTTGCAATCTTATTAAGTGATTGTTCAGTAAATGATTTCTGCTTCCCTGTCTCCAGTCGAGATATGTTTGCGCTGTCCACCCCTACGGCGACAGCAAGGTCACTTATTTTCAGGCCACGCGAGATACGTAGCGCTCTTATCTTATTTCCAATATTCATGCGGTTATTACAAGTCAGATTTGCGATATGTACAAATCAACTTGCGCAATTTCCTTTAGTGAAATATTATGCGGAATACGCAATCAGAGGGCAGCTAAATGCAAATTGTGCAAACCCCATTACGGGACATACGAAAACATCGAGGGTTAACCCTTCAGCATGTCGCAACAGCAATCAATCTTGATGTGGGAAACCTCAGTCGCATTGAGAGAGGTATGCAAATCCCATCACTGGAAGTGGCTGAGCGACTATCAACTTTTTTCGAGGGTCAGATAACAGAAATGCAAATTTTGTACCCCCATCGCTATCTCAAAACGAATGGTGCTGCTTAAGGACTCACCAAAATTACAGGCTAATTATTGATGAAAAACAACGCAATCGCACGAAAGTTAGATCCTCCGATTTTCAACCCGGTTGAGATGGAGGGGATTTTGCTCAACCGGCTTGCTTCAGTAGGGCAGAAGGCCGTTGCCGAACATCGAGGCGTCAGTGAATCTGCAGTCAGCAGGTGGAAAAACGACGGCTATTTTCGAGACATCGCTGAGCTGTTGGCGTTCCTCGGCATTCAGCTGGCACCTCCGGAAGCAATGATCGTATCCCGCACTTATCTGGAATCTGTTGAAACACTGGCAGATATCGGTTTGAAAGCCGAGCGAATGAGGCCAGGTCCTTTGGGGTGGGATTGAACCCGTTGCAATAGCGCCAAACGGGGGAGTTTATGCACCCGGATGAATTAGCTGGATCAGCCATGCCTGCTGCATACGTGCGTGATGACCGGTCATGGATTGATGCGCAGCTTTCAACACTACCCCCGCACATTCGGGAAAGGATCGCAGGAGAGTACGCCAGAGTCTACCAAGCGGCATTTGACGCCGAGCCTGTTTCATTCAGGCAGGAAAACGCGGGAAGGAAAGCCGCCAATAAGCGTCTGCGCGAGTTTTGTACCCGGTATTCGCCGTCAGTGCGGGGATACACGGTTAATCCACCGAAGACAGTTTAGTTTTTTGTTTGGATGTATGGACGTCTAAATGGCTGAATCTGATTTGGGGGAAAGGGGGCGGTGTTGGGTTTAAGCGCGAAGCGCCTTGGAAAAGCTTTACCAGACAAAGCAGTAGTTAAAGAAGATCACTGTATGGGGTTGAAATCGTCCACAGCCGTATGGACGTTTAGCCATCCAAATGTAGAGGCCACAATGATTATTTCAGCAACCGAAGAACAATGGAAACCTGTACCGGTAGAAGACTACTCCCGTGCATATGAAGTCAGCACCCTGGGACGGGTCAGGGGGATTGATCGCATTGGTTCATCTGATTTTTTTATCCGTCGTATTCGCGGCGTAATCATGAAAGGCCGCATATGCAGTGATGGGTCAAAAACGGTCAGCCTGAGCGTCAATCGCAAACGCGCCAAATTTTGCGTTGACTGGCTCGTTGCTTCGGCATTTATCGCAAACCCGCACGGATATGTAACACCGCGCCATTTAAACAATGATTTGTCAGATAACCGTGCAGTAAATCTGGCATGGGGAACTGAGGCTGAAGTTATGCAGGAGGCGACATGCTGAGCATCCAGCCCCGCGAAAAACAGGTAGTGGCATTAAACATGCTGCGTGCAGCCTGGAAGCAACACGGCTCATTCATGCTTTACGCGCCAGTTGGTTTTGGAAAGACGGCCATCGCCGCGCTAATCACTCATGGTTTCGTTTCTCGCGGTCTACGGGTGATGTTTGTCGCTCCTTATACAGTGCTGCTGGATCAGACTGCCAGTCGGTTTGTTGAGTACGGCCTGCCAGAGGACGAGATTAGCTATGTGTGGCGTGATCACCCGTCATATTTCCCACAGAACCTGATCCAGATAGCGTCTGCTGACACGCTCATTCGTCGCAAATTCCCGGACAACATCGACCTGCTGATCGTTGATGAAGCGCACCTGCGTCGCAAACAGCTTCTGAAAGTAATTGAGTACCTGACGCAGGAAACAAACGTAAAAGTGGTTGGCTTGTCCGGCACGCCGTTTGCGAAGTTCCTGGGCAATTACTACCAGAAGCTGATTAAGCCGACGACGATGAAAGAACTGATAGAAATCGGGGCTTTAAGTCCTTATGAGTTTTATGCGCCGTCCCACCCGGACCTTACAGGTGTCAAAACTTCTGTTCAGGCTGGCTACGGTAGTGACTACAACGAAGAACAGATCGGCAAAATCATGAGCGCAGCGCCACTTGTCGGCGATATCGTCAGGAACTGGCTCGAGAACGGTCAGAACCGGCCGACGATCTGCTTCTGCGTCAACGTAGCGCATGCGAACTTCGTCACGATGGAATTTAGCAGGGCAGGTGTCGCGGTGGAAGTTATGACGGCACACACGCCACATGACCAGCGCCAGCTGACCATCCGTCGCTTTGAGCAGGGCATAACAAAAATCATTGTGAACGTTGGTGTGCTGGTGGCCGGGTTCGACAGTGATGTTCGCTGCATCATCTTCGCCCGGCCAACAAAATCGGAAATACGCTGGATTCAGACGCTGGGTCGTGGGCTGCGTCCTGCTCCTGGCAAAGAACAGTGCCTGATATTCGATCACACCGGCACCGTCAGCAAGCTGGGTTACCCCGATGACATCGAATACGACTATCTTCCCGCCGACTCAGACGGGATGGAAACCGCGCCTGTCCGCGTCAGCCGGGTTGAAGAACCTGAGCAGCTTCCTAAAGAGTGTCCATCCTGCCATTACGTGAAACCGGTTGGTATTTACATCTGCCCGAAATGCGGCTTCAAACCGCTGGCGGGTGAAGATGTAGAGACTGATCGTTCGCGTGGACTCAGCCGCGTTAAGAAAGAGAAAGTCACCCACACCAAAGAGCAGAAACAGAGCTGGTGGTCACAAATTCTCTATTACCAGCGTATCCGCAGCGCCCAGGGAAAGCCTGTCAGTGATGGCTGGTGCGCTCACACCTATCGACAGAAATTTCAGGTATGGCCACAGGGATTACACCGTACCCCAATGGAAATCACACCTGAAGTGAGCAACTTCATCAAATCCAAGCAAATCGCCTACGTGAAGGGCAAACAAAAGCAGGAAGGTAAAGCAGCATGATCACAACCTTACTCAGCATTGATAATTCGAGTTCCGGGCGTTATAGTCCCGTTGCAGCGGCAAAATCCGCTGCCGGGCTTCGCATCCCGGAACTTTCCACAGCGCATAACCATGCTTTAAGCGGTTTTTTTATGCGCGCAGCCTTTGTGCACCTGTCAATGGTGGCTCAGGCGGGGGCTTCTTTGGAAGCGCCGGTATCTGTGGAAGCCGGTAATGCGAACTCCGTCTGGGCTACCACCAATCATGGCTTCGCATCTGTGGGTGGTAGTAACAATCATTCCACAGAGGCTGCCATCATGGCTACGATCCCCGCTATTGCTCAACCTAAAATTACTGTCACCAACGGCCAGGCCGTTACCACCTCCTTTGCAATCGCAGAGTATTTTCATAAACGTCATGCCGATGTTCTTCGGAAAATTGAATCCCTTGAATGTTCGGAGAAGTTTATGTCAACGCATTTTTGCGTTCACACAGAAAACATCCGAGCTGGCGCGGTAAGTCGGGACTCCAAGTATTACCGCATCACCCGTGACGGCTTCGCGTTCCTCGCTATGGGCTTCACTGGCAAACGTGCTGCGCAGTTCAAAGAGGCTTACATCAACGCTTTTAACCAGATGGAAGCAGCGCTGACTCAACCTGCCTTACCTGATCTGCGTTCTGCATCTCATAACGCCGAAGTTGTCGCTGAATACCTGAATATCATTCACCGTGCCTGGTGTAAAAAGTTGTACCCAATGCTGGTAGCCGCTGACTCCCCTCTTGCAAGAATGCTGAATGACAGAATCAGCGATGCCGCAACACTCGCCTCATTCGTCAAATCTGACATTGATCGCGTAGGGAGGCATTGATGAACACCAAACAGGCGGCGATGGGCCGCTGGCCGGAGATTTTCGAATATTACGGTTTACCACCGGTTACCGGAAAAAATCATTTCAGGGGTGAGTGTCCGCTATGTGGCAAAAAGGGCAAATACCGCTGTGACGATAAAGGTGGTTCTGGCTCTTACATCTGCACATGCGGATCGGGTGATGGCTGGGCGTTACTTGCTGGTTTCACGGGTAAAGAATTCAAGGTACTGGCACATGAGGTGGATCAGCTTATTGGCAACACGTTCACACCGGGCCATGACAGCATACCAAAAGCCAGATCACCCATTGCCACACAGCGGCTAACTGTCAGTCGTAAGTTTGCGAGTCTTGTTCCTCTTCGAGGCACCAGTGCAGAGGGTTATCTGAAGAATCGCGGGATTAACGCATTACCCGCCGAACAGGTTCGCTATTGCAATAAACAGCGTGCTGCTGGCAGAGAGTTTCAGTCGATGTATGCGCTGGCAACGGATGATAAGGGTGAGCTTTGTTATCTGCACCGCACTCTCCTGGACGGTGATCGTAAGGCACACACAGGTGGTGCAGCCAAAAAGCTGATGAAGTTACAGGAAGACAGTTACCTGGATCACGCCAGGTCAGTGGCGATCCGCATGTTTCCATCTGCCAGCACACTCGGTATTGCAGAAGGGATAGAGACTGCGCTGGCTTGTCATCAGATAACTGGTTGCCACACCTGGGCGACCCTAAATACCACGTTCATGAAAAAGTTTCGTGTCCCGAAAGGTGTTACGCACCTGATTATCTTTGCTGATGCTGACGATAACGCTGCGGGTCATGCAGCTGCTTTTGAATGTGCGTCTGCCAACCTTCACGCTAAGAACGATCTGGAGATGGTATCTATCCGCTGGCCTGAGAGAGGGGATTTTAATGATGTTCTGCTGAATGGCATGGACGTCTACGAGCTGACATTCCCACCCAGGGGGAGCCGCCATTGAAAACTAAAAGCAAAAAGCGGGTTTACAAGCCCAAAACCTGCCCACAGTGCCTGACGGTATTCACACCTGATCGCTACCTGCAAAAAGTCTGTGGTCCGGTGTGTGCCGTCAGCTATCAGCGTGCCGCCAGAGTGCGTTTAGCCGAACGGGATAAAAAAGACAAGCTGAAAATCAGAAAACTGGAGGTTAAACCGTTAAGTTATTTCCGGGCGAAAGCGCAGGAAGCCTTCAACGCTTACATCAGGGAACGAGACGCTGCGGAACCATGCATCAGTTGTGGTCGGTTTCATGATGGGCAGTACCACGCTGGGCATTACCGGACTGTTGGCAGCAATCCTGAGCTGAGGTTCGACGAGGACAATTGCCATAAGCAATGTTCAGCCTGTAACAATCACAAGTCGGGAAATCTGAGCCAGTACAGGCCCAATCTGATAACCAAAATCGGCCAGGCACGTTTTGACCGTCTTGTTGGCCCACATGAGCTGAAGCATTACGGGCGTAATGATTACGAAGAAATAGCCCGACTTTATCGCCATAAAGTGAGAGCCCTGAAAAAAGAGAGAGCCGCATGAGTTATCAACTGATTTATGCCGATCCACCGTGGTCTTACGGTAATACAGTCAGTAATGGAGCAGCCAAAAATCACTACAGCACTATGACGCTGACTGAACTTAAGCGACTGCCCGTTTGGGAACTTGCAGCAGATAATGCTGTGCTGGCGATGTGGTACACCGGCACACACAATCAGGAAGCACGTGAGCTGGCAGAGGCGTGGGGTTTCACTGTCAGAACCATGAAGGGCCTGACGTGGGTGAAACTGAACCAGCTGGCTGAACAGCGATTCAATAAAGCGCTGGCAGAGCAAACGCTGTTTGATTTTAACGATCTGCTGGACATGCTCAATGCTGAGACTCGCATGAACGGCGGCAACCATACACGCGCCAATACAGAAGACTTACTGATTGCCACCTGCGGAACGGGCTTACCCCGCGCCAGCGCCGCAGTGAAACAGGTTATTTTTTCCTGTCTGGGAGAGCATAGCGAGAAACCCGCAGAGGCTCGCTATCGTCTGGAGCAACTTTACGGTGATGTTCAGCGCATAGAATTATTTGCCCGCGCCAGCGTTGATGGGTGGGATTGCTGGGGTAATCAGTGTGAAAGCGTGGTTGAAGTGTTTCCGGGTACGTTTAGCGAGGTGCGAAATAATGCGTGATATTCAGATGGTGCTTGAGCGCTGGGGTGCCTGGGCGGCAAACAACAATGAACATGTACAGTGGAGCGGTATTGCTGGTGGCTTCAAAGGACTCATACCATCAAGAGTTAAATCGCGAACAGCCTGCTGCGACGATGACGCAATGATTATTTCCAGTTGCATTGCAAAACTTAACAAAAACAATTCGGACCTGCATGATTTGCTTTTTGATTATTACATCTTCGGCATGACCTTTATGGCACTTGCCCGCAAACATAATTGTTCTGACGGGCATATTGGTAAAAAGCTACAGAAAGCGGAAGGCGTAGTTGATGGGATGCTGATGATGCTTGATATACCGCTTGAAATGGATCGGTATGTCGAGAAAGAAAATATCGTAAAGACCGCATAAAGATATTTACGTACGTAAAAAAGAAGATAGTCTGTTATGACTGGTCACAACGTACTGGCACATAGCATTTGAAACCTCGCTACCCAGCGAGGTTTTTTATTCCTATCCCTGCGGAGGGATAAAACCTTCCACATACCCTCTAGCGGATAGGTAACATCACTAAACTATTTGAGAGCTCGCTTCGGCGGGCCTTTTTTGTATCTAAATTCGCCGGTTTAGCTCAGATGGCAGAGCGCCTGACCTGTAATCAGGATGTCGCGGGTTCGAAGCCTGCAACCGGCACCATATAACACGCTAACGCAGCGGGGTAGCGCCCGCACTATTAACAGGCTCGCCTTCTGGCGGGCCAGCTAAATGGAGAACAATTAAAATGAGTACAGATTATGAATTTGCTGTAACCAGTTTAGGTACTGAAGGGGAGTCGGTTAATGCAACAGTTACTCTGCGCCAACGGGGCTTCGTGTTTGGTGAAATACTGACATTGAATTGCCGTATTGAAAAAGTGGACGGTGAATCACTTTCATATTACGAAAAAGAGGCAATTACCAAAGCAACCCGGGCGCTTAAGGATATTGCCTCTCAACTTTAAGCAGTGCCTATCCTGCTTTGTTACGACTCATCATTGCCTGGCAATTTATCAAAAATCTCCCGTACCTTAGCATGGACCAGATACGCATATTCTGATTCGGCACGTTCCTTATGACTCTTGCCGGCTTTTGATGTGCCAAACACAGCCTCAAGTGCTTTGGCGTTATATCCGAATATTTCATCCGGGCTTTTGCCCGAAATTTTTGCAATTACAGCAAGATAATAAGGTAACACATTATCCAGCACTTCTTTTTGACCGATAAGGTGAGGCAACACTTTATCAAGCTGTGAGCTTAAGGGCTTAAAAAAATCAAGTCCTTCCATAATGATTCTCCTTTGTCAGAGAGTTATCAGCCATCTCTCTAAAGTGACTTTCGTCCGTGCCCCAAACACGGGCGGGCTGAGATTGGATTTTATTTAGTATGAAGTAATGGCTGGTGACTTAAGTCATAGAAATATCTGTTTACCCATAACGAAAGCCACGACCAGCATCTTATCGCGCACCTGCGCACGGCTGGCGTGTGGCTTTCTTCTTTTCATCTGCCGCCATACGGGCGGAGGCAATATGAATGACAACCACCTGCCCGATATAGCGAATCAGACCTTGAAATGGATTGCGACCTATCTGCCTTCGGTATATGCGGCTGGCGCTGCACTGACTATATCGGCCCTGAACGACATTCGTGCGGGGAAGCCGCGTCTTTACACCATTACCGGTGCGCTGATCTGCGGTCTCTTCGCGCTGTCACTTTCCGCCATGCTGGAATATTTCGGCCTGCCCCCCAATGCGGGTGCGTTTGTCGGTGGCCTGGTTGGATTCGTGGGTGCTGACCGCCTTCGCGACATTGCCCTGGCGCTGGTTTATCGCCGTGCCGGTATGGATGAACAAAAGGAAAAAGAAATTGAATAAAACACAGTTTCAGCAGGCGGCGAATATCAGCGACGAACTGGCCGTGCGATGGTTTCCGCACATTGACGCCGCGATGAAAGAATTTGCTATCACTTCTGCTGACGACCAGGCGATGTTTATCGCCCAGGTGGGGCATGAATCCTCAGGATTTACTCGCATCGCCGAAAGCCTGAATTATTCGCCGGAAGGACTACTTGCAACCTTTGGTAAATACTTTACTCCCGACACTGCACAACAGTACGGGCGCACCGCAGACCATCCGGCAGAGCAGCAGGCTATTGCGAACATCGTGTACGGGACCCGCATGGGAAATAACGGTCAGGATGATGGCTGGAAATATCGTGGTCGTGGGTTGATCCAGATAACCGGCCACAATAATTACCGCGACTGCGCAGCCGGACTTGTTGCCGATTTATTGCTGGTACCGCAACTGCTAGAGCAGGAAAAATATGCCGCACGTTCGGCTGCCTGGTTTTTTTCCTCTAAAGGTTGCATGAGGCACAGCGGCGATATTGAGGCTGTCACGAAGATTATTAATGGCGGTACCAATGGCCTTGATGACCGCAGAGCTCGTTATCAGATGGCGCTGGTGGCACTTAAGGCATGAAAGAATATTTTATAGCCGCGCTTCTTGCTGTTGCTCTCCTGTCTGCTTCTGTCGCTGCGCACTACCGGCTTAAAGCTACCGAGTGGCGCACCACCGCGTATCAATTCCAGAAAGTAGCCAGACAGCAGGCAGCCACCATCACCGATATTAATCAGCGCCAGCAGCGTCTGGCCGTGCTCGATAAAACCCACACGGAGGCGCTCAGTGCTGCCGAATCTGAAAATGATGCTCTTCGCCGCCAGCTTGCCGCTGGTACTCGCCGCATGTACGTCCACGCAAAATGCCCCGTGTCCGGTACCGGCACAGCGACAGGGGCCGGCAGCCTGGGCGATGGAGCCGCCGTCGAACTCGCTGCAGATTCTCGACGAAACGTTCTCGACATCCGCGCCGGCATCATCCGTGACCGGGAAAAGCTGAAATATCTGCAGGGGTATGTGCAGACCGAGTGTCTCAGATAACCAAAAGGTCAGACTGTGAAAAAAATACTGTTTGTTATAGCGCTGTGTGCGGTTGCTGCCGGCTGCACCGATGCGTCCCGTTCAAAATTCACGGCGTTTGGCTCACCTCATGAAGTCCAGTGCTGGAATTATCATCAGGAAATTTATCACGGCATATCAACTGGCCGGGTAAGTCACGACAAAGAAGGCAGCAGCGATACGATTTCGTTTGAGGATGCGGGCACGCACCAGCTGGTGGAAATCATGCTGGGCCAGTCCTCAACCTGCGTTATTAAGGTTAAGCCATAAATCAGGCAGCAATGCCGGTAACTAACAGGTGGTAAAATGTCAGACAAAGATATCGAACAGGCAATTCAGGCCAAAGGCAAAACCGCACCGCGAGTGACTCCCGAACACATCGGTAGTGTCATTTCCAGTGAGCACTATTTTACTGCGCAGGATGGTGTTAATGGGGCGTACGGAACTCCGCGCGATGCCCCTGCATCACTATCATGTCTGACATTTTGCGTACTGACTTTGAAAAACGGGTTCAGCGTCACCGGTGAAAGTGCCTGCGCCAGTCCGGAGAACTTCGACGCTGAAATCGGTCGTCAGATTGCGCGCGAGAACGCTATCCAGAAAATCTGGCCGCTGGAAGGCTATTTGTTGAAGCAGAAATTAAGCGAACAATAGCCCTCATCAAAATAAAGTTTTCAAGATTCGCACCAGCATTATCCCCCCAATAAATTCCTCATAAGGAAATATGAATGTTCAGTGCTAACGTCCCGATTATATGGGCGCTGGCTGCGCTCGCCCTGGGTTTCATAGCAGGTTATATGGTTGGCCTGTTTCGATGGAAGAACGCGCCGGCTAAGGCCGCTACTGAGCTATTAGCCATCCGAGATGCATGGAAACAGGCTGAAGCCCATTTTCAGGCTCAGATTGATGAGCTGAAAGCAAAGCTGGATGAGAAATTCATTCAGCATTCCGAAGAGGCGCGAAACGACGCGTCAAAAAAGTCACTACTGGAGAACTGAAAATGTCCGAACCGCTGAATGATGTAAACGATCAACAGAACACTGATACAAACGACACAGTCGATAACAGCAGCAACACTGATGCTGTGCTGGCGAAAGTGAAAGAACTGCTGAAAGTAGCAGGTCACGACGTGGAATCGGTGTTTGAAGATGTCGTCGCGCTGGCTAAAAAGCTGGTCTGATAGTTCGTGTTACAGAGCATTCCTCCGGGAATGCTCGATAATGCAGAATTAATTTAAAATTGCTTGCCCGCTGACACCCTTACTTTTAGCAGGACATTCTAAATGGCTACGTTTAAATACTCGATTAAGTGGACGCTTCGCCCTTACACGAAGCCACTACTTTTGATTGCAGCATTAACCAAATGGAGTTGGCTAACTGTTATCTGTTTCAAAAAAGAAGTGGTTGTCCGGGACGTGGAGCGGTGAGGCTGACATGAACGTTGTTATTGATGGGGTAAAATACGCGCCAGCAAACAATCCCACTTCCAATATCGGCATAGCAATCTCCACCCACAATCGACACGAAGTACTATCCCGCGCCCTGGAACACCATCTTAAGTATCTGCCATACGGTGCGCTGGTGGTAGTTATAGATGACGGGTCCAAAAAGCCAGTGACGGTCCCTGATGGGGTCCGACTTATTCGACATGACATGTCACAGGGGATTGTAGCGTCAAAGAACGCGAGTCTTGAAGCATTAATGGACGCTGGGTGCGAACAATTATTTTTATGGGACGATGACGCCTGGCCAGTCGCAGAAAACTGGCATCAGCCTTACATCGATTCTCCTGAGCCGCATCTGGCCTATCAGTTCCTAGACCTTGCCGGCCCGCGCAAGCTCAGAGACATGAACATCCTCTTTCAGGATGCACAGCATATTGCTTACACAGGCCAGCGCGGCGTGATGCTGTATTACCATCGCAGCGCAGTAAATAAAGTTGGCGGCTTCGATCCTGTTTATGGGCGAGGCATGTATGAGCATCCTGATTTGGCTCTGCGCATTCATAACGCCGGGCTGACAAGCTGGGCATTTGCTGACGTAGTCGGTTCTGAAAGGCTGATTCATTCATGCGATGAGCATGAAACCGTTGACCGGTCGCTACCGGGAGCAGAGCGGCAGGCACTGGTGGCAAAAAACTCAGTTATCTATAGTCACCGCCGGGACAGTTTTTACACCGGCTATGTTGAGTATCGTCAGCAGCGTAACGTTGTTATCACCACGCTACTGACCAGTCAGCCAGACCCGCAGCGCGGCAGCAAAATGGCGGCAACCCCAGACCTGCTAAGCAAATGGGCCGCATCTGTAAAAAGCGCTGATGCTGTTGTGCTGGTGGATGAACTTGAAACAGCACCTGCAGGCGCAACGCTTCATCGCGTACCGGATGTGGCTATGAACGTCTATTTCCGGCGCTGGCTGCACATTTACCAGCATCTGCGTGATCACCCGGAATACCGCTGGGTCTGGTGTACCGATGGCACAGACGTAGAAATGCTTCATGAACCCTGGCAGGAAATGGAGCCAGGTAAAATTTACGTTGGTTCGGAGCCGAAAACCTATGCTGACGCCTGGGCAGCAGCCAATCACCCAGAAGCGTGTTATCAGCAGTTCCTGACTCAACACCGAAAGGATTTGATGCTTAATGCCGGATTGCTTGGCGGCAGTCGCGCTGAAGTGATGGCTGTTGCTCACGGCATCGTCCGACTGTATTACCACATCGAATCACTGCGCTGCTGGAAAAAGGAAGGTGCAGCGTCCGCTATCGGGGACATGATCGCGTTTGCCATAGTTGCACACCGCTACAGCGACAGGCTGGTGACCGGACCCCGCGTTCATACTGTGTTCAAGTCAAACGGCATAGGAAAAGATTATGCCTGGTGGCAACATAAATAAGCCGAAAGGCGGGAGAGAGTGATGAAGATTGAAATCTCAGAAAACGATAACGTCATCTGGATGCGTGATACTGCAAATAAGTTGGGCATTGCATCAAAAGGTTATTTAAAGGACGGCACTCAGCAAAAAATCATTGCCGCCCTTGAGGATGCATTAGCTCAGGCCAAAGGGGAGGCCTTAAGCTGGAATAACGTTAATACCGTATTCGATGTTGGCTGAACCGCCCCCGAGATCCAGCGTTATGTTCCAGTAGCCAGAATAAGGAACATGAAGGTGTGCCGGAAGTCGCTTAAAAAAACCGCCACCTCCATGATGCTGAAATCTACGGCCGCTTCTGTAGCTATTAAAATTACTGTCAGTCGTCATAAGGATATTGCATTGATGAGAGCAGTTAACGACAACAGTATCGCCCTCATTGAGTTGCATTCTTTTGTGTAGATAATGCATACCATTTCCTTTTCAGAGGTAATCAGCCATCCCTCATTATTGCTGTGTGCGCCTGCGCCCCAAACGCAGGCGGGCTGAACCCCTATAGTAACCAGGGCTAATGAATGATCGAAGCCATAACGTATGTAATCGTCGGTCACCATTCACGCAGGCACCCGGCAGAAAAGCTGGCGAAGTCGCTCAAGGCACATCTGATTATTGATGAGTATCAGCATGGAGCAAACTGGAATCACCGTCGAGCGCTTGAGTGGGCAAATAAGCAGGTCTGCAGAGTAGTCATCATTGAAGATGACGCAGTGCTGGTGGAGGGTTTCAAAGACAAGGTTGCTGGCTGGCTGGCAAGATTTCCTGATGATCTGTGCTCTTTCTATCTGGGTACCGGAAGGCCGCCTCAATACCAGCTTGATATAGCGATGAAGCTTATCGAGAGCGATAAACGGCAGACAGACTACATCACCATGAAACGGCTAATTCATGGCGTCTGCTACAGCCCCCCGCCTGCCAGCATCCCACGGATTCTTGCACGATGGGACGTCACAAAGCCCGCCGACTTTGCTGTGGGCGATGCCTATGGAGGTGTGGTCATTTACCCCTGCTGGTCGCTGGTGGATCATGCAGACGGAGATTCGGTCGAGCGTCATCCTGATGCTGCTCTCCGGACAGAACGGCGCAGAGCCTGGAGGTTTTATGGCTAAGCTGAAGACCCTGCAGCCGAGGCTTAAAGCCATCGATACAAGGCGCATCAAGCCAGTGTACGGTGAAGCGCGGCGCATTAGCGGCAGTACCAGGATGAACCTGAAGCGCCGAATCTATGTGCGTGACAGTGGTCACTGCTGCATGTGCCAGCGCGTTGTGGATCTGCATAGCAGCGAACTGGATCACCGTATCGCTCTGCAGTTCGGTGGCAGCAACAATGAAGATAATCTCTGGACCCTTTGCATTGAGTGTCACAGGGATAAGTCCTTGCGAGAGGTCGCATCCGGACAGCCCGACAGCGAAGCACTGAAGCATCATGTGCCAGCGGAAGATATCGGTGCATCAGTAACGATTGTGTGAAGCAAGCATGAACTTGCAATTATTGATATCAGCAGGGTGAAAAGCCGCGTCGCGCTATGAGGGATGTCGCTGCGGTGGTGGCGATCCACCATCGCGGCAGGGTGGAGGTAGCAGACGAGCCACGCCGCCGTCCAGACGTCCGTGACGGGCCTGGCTGGTGGCTGGTCAGGGTGGGGGGGGGTACCTCTGAACCTCACCCCCTTTCGCCTTCGACACCGCGCTCCCCCTCACGCACAGAAAATATCCCCGTTTGGAGGGTGTAAACATGTTAACAGCCCAGAAGCGAAAATTCGCGCTGGCGCTGATTTCCGGTATGTCGAAAAAAGATGCGGCTATAAAGGCTGGGTATTCTGCAAACTCCGCTCGATCTAAGGGGTCGCAGCTTGCTAAGGACCCGGAAGTCATCGCCTTTATTGCACGCAAAAAGAAAGAAAAAATTGACGTTGATGATGTGCCGTCACTGGGGAAAAAAGTTAATACCCCAGCGGTAAACCCGCCCCCCGGATCCGCTGCGAAAACCATTATTGCGGTCGGTGAATATGATGACCCGCTTGAGTTCCTGAAGGCGGTGATGAACGACCAGCACGAGGATATTGATACCCGCAAGGATGCTGCAAAAGCCATGCTTCCCTACATTCATAGCAAAAAGGGGGAAGGGGGCAAAAAGGATGCAAAACTGGCAGCAGCTAAATCCGTCGCCAGTAAGTTCTCAGGCCTGACACCGCCGAAACTGGTGGTCAGTAATAGAGGGTAAAAAATGCCACAATGGTCAACGGCCTGCCCGGGGTGGGAAGACAAACTGATCAATCGGCAATCCATCATCCCGCCGCCAATATTTCCTGATGTGGCCCAGCATGCCTTGTCAATATTTAAAGAGTTGCGTGTATCAGACCTGCCGGGCAAGCCAACATTTGGTGAGTGCTCGGAGCAATGGGTTTTCGATTTCGTTTCTGTCATTTTCGGTGGTTATGATGCCGAAACGGGTAATCAGCTGATCCGTGAGTATGGATTGCTTATCAGCAAGAAGAACACCAAAAGTACTATCGCGGCCGGGATTATGCTGACGGCCCTGATTCTGTGCTGGCGGGAAGATGAAGAACACCTGATTCTGGCACCCACTAAAGAGGTCGCTGATAACAGTTTCAAGCCCGCCGCCAGCATGATCCGTGCTGACGAAGAGCTTTCAGACATATTTCACGTACAGGATCACATTCGTACCATTACCCACCGCGTTACACGAAACAGCCTGAAAGTGGTTGCTGCTGATGCAGAGACGGTATCCGGTAAAAAGTCGGGCCGCATTCTGGTTGATGAACTTTGGCTGTTCGGCAAGCAGAGTAAGGCCGAATCCATGTTCATGGAGGCACTGGGCGGGCAGGTTTCACGAAATGAGGGCTGGGTAATCTACCTGACCACGCAAAGTGATGAGCCGCCGGCCGGTATTTTTAAGCAAAAGCTGAACTACTGGCGTGATGTGCGCGATGGCAAAATTAGCGATCCTAAAACGCTTGGCATTCTGTACGAATTTCCGGAAGCCATGCTTGAGGCCAAAGCCTGGCAGCATCCTGAAAATTTCTATGTCACCAACCCGAATATGGGGCGTTCGGTCAGTAAGGACTGGCTTGAGAGCGAATATCTTAAATACGGCAACAGTTCAGACGGTACGCTGCAGCAGTTTCTTGCCAAGCATCTTAATATCGAAATTGGTTTAAACCTGCGCAGCGATCGCTGGGCGGGCGTTGACGTATGGGAACAGCAGGCTCAGCGGGTGACGTTTGATGAAATACTCAGGCGGGCGGAAGTGGTCACTGTCGGCATTGACGGTGGCGGCCTTGATGATTTGCTGGGACTGAGTGTGATCGGGCGGGATAAAGAGAGCCGCCAGTGGCTCTGCTGGTGTCATGCCTGGGGGCATCAGATCGCGGTTTCACGACGAAAGAGTGAGCAATCCCGCTTTATCGACTTTTGCGGTGCCGGGGATATGACCATCGTTAAGAACGTCGGGCAGGATACCGAAGAAGTGGCGGCGTATGTTGCACAAATTTACGAGGCCGAACTGCTCGACAAAATAGGGATTGACCCGTCAGGTGTAGGACAGATTCTGGACGCACTGGTTGAGGCCGGAATCCCGGCCGATGATATCGTCGGAGTCAGTCAGGGCTGGCGGCTGGGTGGCGCGATAAAAACCACTGAGCGCAAACTGGCTGAAGGCGTGCTTGTTCATGGAGGCCAGCCGCTTATGGCCTGGTGCGTGGGTAACGCCAGAGTTGAACCCAAAGGCAACGCCATTCTGATCACCAAGCAGGCGAGTGGTAAGGGCAAAATCGATCCCCTCATGGCGCTGTTTAATGCCGTGTCGCTGATGGCGCTGAACCCGGAGGCAAAAAAGAAAGATTATCAGGTATTTTTCATCTGACCAGATGATTTGCAGACAACCCGCTTCGGCGGGTTTTTTCATTTAAGGAGGCAATTAATGGCGCTCAAGCACGCCTGCACTCTCATGACGGTGAAATCGGTAAACGAGGATGATCGGATTATTACCGGCATCGCCTCCACACCGTCACCGGACCGTGACGGTGACATCCTGGAGTCAGAGGGGGCAAAGTTCCGCAACGATACGCCGTTTCTCTGGCAGCATGACAGCACCCAACCCATAGGCATATGCACGCCTGCGAGGGTAAAAGAAGGGCTACAAATTACCGCAAAGCTGGTCAAGCCCACACCAGATATGCCCTCACAACTGGCCTCGCGGCTTGATGAGGCCTGGACTTCAATCAAGGCGGGTTTGGTGCGGGGACTCTCCATCGGTTTCCGGCCCATTGAATACTCATTCCTGGATGAAGGTGGCATCCGCTTTCTGTCCTGGGACCTGCTTGAAGTATCGGCAGTGACCATACCGGCAAACGCCGAATGCTCTATCGATACCGTTAAATCTTTTGATCGACAGTTTCTCGCCGCGTCAGGCAATAAGAAACCGGTGGTAAAAAACGCTAAAACCGCTGGCGCTACAGCACCCAAAACCAAAACAGGAAACAATCTGATGAACGTAGCAGAACAAATTAAGAGCTTTGAAGCGAAGCGTGCAGCGCTGGCAGCATCACTTGATGAAGTGATGTCCAAAGCGGCTGAAGAAGGGCGTACTCTGGATGCTGAGGAAGAAGAGAGCTACGACAATACGTCCGCAGAAATCAAATCCGTTGATGCTCATCTGAAGCGCCTGCGTGACATGGAAACCAGCCTGGCCGCTAATGCCAAGCCGGTCGATAAGGCTGCAAACGGAGCGGTCAGCTCCATCAAAACGGGGGCACCTTCAATTATCCGCGTGGAACAGACGCTGGAAAAAGGGATTGCCTTTGCCCGCTTCGCCAAGTCGCTGGCTGCGGCAAATGGTAGTCGCTCTGAAGCGCTGGAGATTGCACGCAAGCAGTATCCGGATGACTCAAAGCTTCATCATGTACTCAAGTCTGCCGTTGGCGCGGGTACCACGACCGATCCTGTCTGGGCGGGCGCACTGGTTGAATATCAGGATTATGCAAAGGACTTCATTGAGTTTCTGCGTCCGCAGACGATCATCGGCCGGTTTGGGCAGGGAAATATTCCTTCGCTGCGTCAGGTTCCGTTTAACATCCGCATTCCTGCACAGACTTCCGGCGGCTCGGCAGGCTGGGTTGGACAGGGTAAAGCCAAGCCGCTGACGAAGTTTGACTTTGAGTCCATTACATTCAGTTTTGCGAAGGTTGCGGCGATTGCTGTCCTGACAGACGAGCTGATCCGCTTCTCAAATCCTGCAGCTGATGCGCTGGTGCGAAATGCGCTGGCAGAAGCTGTGATTGCGCGGCTGGACACCGATTTTATCAACCCTTCAAAAGCTGAGGTTGCGGGTGTTTCCCCGGCTTCGGTGACAAACGGCATCACGGCGATTCCTTCTACCGGTATTCCGGATGAAGATGCTGCTGCTGCATTCGGTGTTTTTGTGGCTGCAAACCTTCAGCCGAATGGCGCGGTCTGGCTTATGTCGAGTACAACTGCCCTGGCGCTGTCCATGCGTAAAAATGCGCTGGGGCAGAAGGAGTACCCGGATATGACACTGCTGGGCGGCACCTTCCAGGGACTTCCTGTGATCGTTTCTCAGTACGTGGGAAATCTGCTGGTGCTGGTCAACGCGCCGGATATTTATCTGGCGGATGACGGTGGCGTTGCTGTGGATATGTCCCGTGAAGCATCGCTGGAGATGGAAAGCGAGCCTGCTGGCGATAGCGGAACGCCCACCGCCACTGAAATGGTCTCCATGTTCCAGACAAACAGCGTGGCTATCCGTGCCGAACGCTGGATCAACTGGAAGCGTCGCCGCACTGCTGCGGTAGCGGTTATCTCCGGCGTCAACTACAGCACCGGTCAGGGTAGCTAATCAGGTAAAGGAGGGCGGGGCAAAACCCCGCCGTAACTCATGGTCAGGATCAGATATCTGCAGCATACCCATGATTCCCGTTCAGGGGAGGTGAAATTTGTGGATGACCAGTGCGCCAGGGTACTTGTTCTGCTCGGTAAGGCCGAGTATGTGACCGGAAAACGACCCGGCATCAGGAAAAAAAAGACTGATTCGGAGGGGAGCTGATGTGGAATCCCTTCAGAAAAAAGCAGGCGATGCAACAGCCAGTTAGCCGTGGGTGGACACCGTTGTTTGGCTTCGTTCATGAGCCCTTTGCCGGTGCATGGCAGCGAAACCTTGAGATTAATCAGGACACCGTACTGTCGTTTTACGCGGTATTTTCCTGCATTTCTCTTATAGCCAGCGATATATCCAAAATGCCCCTTCGTTTAATGCAGAGCGATTCACAGGGCGTTAAAAAAGAGCTCACCACAGGCAAAACGGCTGCTCTCTGCAAAAGGCCTAATGCTTTTCAGAACCGCATACAGTTTTTTGAACACTGGATCAATTCCAAGCTCTGTCATGGCAATACTATCGCCCTGAAAATCCGTAACAGCCGCGGCGACATTACCGAACTGCGGCTGCTGGACTGGCACAAAGTTACGCCGCTGGTCGCCGATGATGGATCGGTCTTTTACCAAATCAGCCCGGACAATATGACCGGCGTTGAAACGACGATAACCGTACCGGCCAGAGAAATCATTCACGACCGGTTTAACTGTCTGTTTCATCCGCTCATCGGACTATCCCCGATATATGCAGCGGGACTTGCTGCAACGCAGGGGCACCATATTCAGGAGAATTCCGCTCATTTCTTTCGCAATGGCAGCCGGCCGGGTGGTGTTATTGAGGTGCCGGGATCGCTGAGTGAAGAAAACGCGAAGCTAATTAAAGCCAGCTGGGATAGTGGCTATTCAGGTGAGAATGCTGGCAAAACCGCCGTACTGAGTAACGGTGCAAAATATAATCCGGCTGCAGTGTCGGCTGTGGATTCCCAGACCGTTGAACAACTCAGCATGACGGCGCAGATCGTCTGCTCCACGTTTCATGTCCCGGCCTACAAGATTGGGATCGGTGCCATGCCTTCTGGCGACAACATCGAGGCTCAGGAACAGCAGTATTACTCACAGTGTCTTCAGACGCTGATTGAGTCAATTGAAATACTCCTGGATGAGGCTTTTGAGCTTGAAGGTAATAGCAGCACGGAATTTGACGTTAACGCGCTGCTGCGTATGGATAGCGAACGCCGCCTTAAAACGCTGGGTGAAGGTGTTAAAAACACTATTCTTACGCCCAACGAGGCCCGGCGCAGTGAGAATCTTCCTGCGGTGCCCGGTGGCGACTCACTCTATCTTCAGCAGCAAAACTACAGCCTCGAGGCGCTGGCACGGCGCGACGCGTCGGACAATCCCTTCGGCAGTAAGAATGCAGACTCACCGCCAGCACCGGAGGCCAGCCAGGATAAAGCCCTGTCAGCCGTCGAAACTGCTGCTACCCGGTCAATGCTCAGGGGGCTACTCAAAAAATGAACGAACGGGAACTTTCTCTGATAAAAGCGCTGGGAGAGGAATTTGGCCTGGTACTCCGCGAAATGCGCAATGATTTTGAAGAGCGACTACAGGAGCACAAAGGCGCGACTGAACAGTGCCTTCGTCAACTGGCAAATGATATTCAGTCACTCAAAGACGCGCCTGAACCGGACTTCGCGCCGCTCGTAGCATCTGCTTTATCGGCGATCACCCCACCCGAGCCTCCACCTTTGCCTGATGTCGCAGCAATGGTTGGCGAGGCTATTGCGGCGCTACCCCGGCCGCAGGATGGTACCAGCGTCACCATTGATGACGTGCGGCCCATGCTTGAAGAGCTGGTAAGCATAGCTGTTGCTGACATTCCGGCACCCCGCGACGGTAAAGACTACGATCCGGACGTGCTGAAGCAGGCGGTCAGTGAAGCGGTGGCNTTGATGACGTGCGGCCCATGCTTGAAGAGCTGGTAAGCATAGCTGTTGCTGACATTCCGGCACCCCGCGACGGTAAAGACTACGATCCGGACGTGCTGAAGCAGGCGGTCAGTGAAGCGGTGGCAAGCCTGCCGGCACCCAGGGACGGCACCAGCGTCACCGTTGATGACGTGCGGCCCATGCTTGAAGAGCTGGTAAGCATAGCTGTTGCTGACATTCCGGCACCCCGCGACGGTAAAGACTACGATCCTGATGCGCTGAAGCAGGCGGTTAGTGAAGCGGTGGCGAGCCTGCCGGTACCCCAGGACGGTCGTGATGCGCTGTCGCTGGAGCTGCTACCTGGCATTGATGAAAGCAAAAGCTATCCGCGTGGGACATGGGCTACCCACAATGGTGGTCTGTGGCGAGCGTATGAAAAAACGTTTGGTATGCGTGGATGGGAGTGCGTGGTTGACGGTGTGTCCGATGTAGATGTTTCACTCAATGAGCGGCGTTGTTTTAACGTCATCGTCAATCGTGCCAGCGGTCAGTATGAGAATAAGACTTTCAACGTGCCAGTCATGCTCTATCGCGGGGTTTTCAAAGCCGATACCGAATACCTGCCGGGCGATACGGTCACCTGGGGTGGATCGTTGTGGCACTGCGACACTAAAACTCAGGATAAGCCCGGAGAAACCGGCTCGACAGGTTGGACGCTGGCCGCTAAGCGGGGACGGGACGGGAGAGATAAAACATGATTGAGCTTGTCACCCTGGATCAGGCAAAAGAGCATCTGAGGATCGATGAAGATGCGGGCGACACCGATCTGACTCTGAAAATACAGGCAGGTAGTGCGGCGCTGCTTTCTTATATACAGGGCAGTCGTGAATTGGTTGTGAATGACAAGGGTGCTCTCGTTGATGGTGAGCCACTGGTGAGAGTTCAGACCGCGTTACTGGTCCTGCTCGGTTATCTCGATCGCAACCGGAACGGCGAAGATGCCGATAAGCTGATGCAGGGGGAGTTGCCATTGTCAGTGACGATGCTGATTTATGATCTGCGGCGACCAACCATTATCTGAGGTGATTTATGTCTTCCATTCTCGCAGGTGAACTCAGCAAGCGTGTAACGCTGCAGCGTCGTGATACTACACGCGGTCCCCTTGGTGAGGTCCTGAGCGAAAAGCTCATCGATGTGGCCACTGTCTGGGCAAAGGCTGACGTCAAATCTAACAGAAAAATTCGCACGCTGGATCAGGCCCAGGTCGTTGAGACATGGCTGTTTACGCTGCGCCCACGTGCCGACGTCCAGATCGACTGGAAAATTTGCTGGAAAGACGCCACGTTCACGGTTGTTGCTGTAGACCGCACTCAACCTGATCGCGTTGAGATCAAAGCAGAAAGGGACGTGCGCCATGATTGAAGCCGCTATCAAATCTGAACTGGAAGCCATCAGCGGCATGCCGGTTTATCCGCTGCTATTACCGGATGAGCTGCAGGAGGGCATTACTTTCCAGCGCATATCTGATCCAGAGGTAGAAGACGGCCTGGTACGCACCGGCTTAATCGCCGGGCGCTTCCAGATATCCATGTATCGAATCGACCAGTACACCGATCTGGTGCTTCTGGAAAGGAAAATCTGGTCGGCCTGGCGTGATATCCGGCATGGCTATATCGGCGGTTACCCGGTTCAGTATGTGGAAAGAGGAAATATTGTTCAGGACAGAGCGACACTGACCAGCAAAAGCATTCAGTACCGCCTGGTCAGGGACTTCACGCTGTATTTTTTCGAGGACACAACATGATCCGTATGGAAGTGAAAGGTCTTACTGAGCTGGAAAAGCAGCTTGAAGCGCTCGGCGAAAAAGTAGCGGTTAAAGTGCTGGCTGAAGCCGGTAAAGAGGCTATGCAGATAGTCAGTGAGGATATGCGCCGGCATGCAGGTTACGACAAGGAAAGCTCCGGCCCGCACATGCGCGACAGCATAAAAGTATCTTCCCGCAACCGGATGAAAAATAAGCGCTGGAACACCGTCGTTACTATCCGTGTTGGCCCCTCCCGAGAACACACCCAGAAAGCGCTTGCGCAGGAATATGGCACCTCTAAACAGGTTGCCCGGCCCTTTATGCGTCCGGCGCTGGAATATAACACTGCAAAAATTTTGCGAATCCTTACGGTACAAATCCGCGAGGGCATACAGAACAATCGTTAACTGAGGTAATAACCTATGACAGACAAAACTTCACCCGAATACGCCATGCTTCCGGCAGGAACGGTGGTTAAGTGGGGTAAATCAGGCGATACCGTCGATGAAATGCAGGCGCTGATTAACTGTAAAGCGCTGGGTGCTACCGGTGCTACAGGTTCATTCGTAGACTGCACCACCCTGATCGACACCCAGAAACAGTTTCTGTCCGACCTGCCTGAAGGCCCGGAAAAGTCACTGGGTTTTATCGACGATCCGACCAACCAGAGTTTTACGGCATTTCTGAATGCTGCTCAGCAGCGTCAGACCGTACAATTCTATGTCAAGCTGCCGAACGGGCGAACCGCCACAATGATTATGGCGCTTTCTGGCTGGCAGATGAATGAAATCACGGCACCAGCCAGTGAGGTGATTCAGATTACCGTGAAGGGTAAGCAGAACAACCTGACCTGGGGAGTGGATGATCCGGGTAGCTGAGGCCGATAGTTCCTGGTCGGACAAATGCAAATTTCAACGTGACCAGCTCTGCCTGACAATCAATCTGCGGAATCCTCACAGATGATCAGTGCTTATTACTGGCCCACTCAGGTGGGCTTAGTACTGTCAGTTGTATTTGTAGTGAATGAATATTGATGTTGGGAGAAATCATTATCCCACTGCTTATCGTGCTTGCTTGCAACGAATTTCATCATCTCTTGCATTAGCACGCTAAAAATAAGACAGAGTTTTAGCCTGTTTTGTGAGCTATCAGAGGCCATAGTAACCGTTGCGACCTCATTGCCATCTGGGCTGTTAACGGTCACATATCGCTTTGAAAGCGTCACATCTGATGAAAGCCTGATGTGATTATCAGTCTTTTCAGCAAAGCTTTGTATGCGAGAGTCTGGAATCGAATTCTTAATGGGGTTGTGAGCAATGTCGTTTCGTAAAGAATTAAGAACCTTGAAAGCCTTCCCTAAGTGCTCAGGAAGCCCAAGATTTATAGCCATCTCAATTTTTGCACTGCATTCAACCAGAACGCGATTCTTATCCTGCCCGAATAATCCGGCGTTATTGCAGCATGCACAAATCCATGACTCGATGAGGCGCTCGCTAATAAGGTGTAGTCTTAGAGTGGTTCCTACATCATCATCAATAGTTGCTGCTTTTAAAAGCAGGTCATTAACATCAATGGCAGTGTAATATTCCATAAATACACGTGCGTCCATTTTTTCTCCGTGAGGTTTGTATGATGAACTTAAGCGAAACGCTGATTATCTTTCTCAAAGATGACGGCATCTCACTTCAGACGCTAGATGGTCAGTCAGCCGGTTACTGGCCAAATGGCAATCTCCGAATCTTTGCAGGTCAAAACAGGCAGGCTTTCCCTGCTCGTATAGTGCTCCATGACGAGCGTTCCGACATCTCATCAAATGAAAAATAAACCCGGAATTTAATCTCCGGGTTTTTAACAACATCAATGGCGTTTTTCGTAGTGATCGCCCGTACGTGCATTTTTGTATTTCCCATACTTGTGGGAAGAGCCATGCCCGCCAGAGTAGTGACCACCGCGAGCAAAACTGAGGGAAGGTGAAAGCAGCGCGATCGCCATCAAAGCTACCATAATTTTTTTCATGATTATCCTTTTCAAAATTTGCTGTAAGGGAAAAACCCATTGGCAATATACGCTTAAGTTTTAGAATGAGAATCCTGACAAATGATCAGGTTTTTCGACTCGGCTACGAGGCCCGTCCTGATGCGTAGGGAAAATGCGATCTTCGGATGCTTTAAGCTGGTTGATCTACCTGTACAGTATTCACGCAACCTGGCAAGTGATAAACTCCCGTTTAAGATTTGGATTGTACAATCCAAACTATAATTTTCACTTGCCAGAGGTAATCCCCATGATGACTATACCGTTCTCCGATGCTCGCCAGAAGCTTGCAAGTGTCTTTGAGACTGCGACGAAACAGCCGGTAACTATCACTCGCCGCTCTGCACCGGATGTTGTGGTGATCTCCGCTGAGCAATTTGCAGAATTCCAACAGGCGAAGTTTGAGGCTTCACTTGCTCGCGTTATGGGTAAGCCAAAGAATCAGGATCTTTTCAGGGAACTAGCCGATAAATGATTTTCTTTTTAACTGTCGACCAGGTCATAGCGATCCATGACAGTCAGTTAGAAGCTTACGGCGGATTGCCGGGATTCCGGGATATTGGTCTTATTGAGGGCATGGTGGCAAGGGTTGAAAACCTCCATGTCTATGAGAGTGAAGACGACCTGTTTGTTCTGGCTGCAGCCTTACTGCTTTCCATCGCTCGCGGGCATGGATTCAACGATGCAAACAAACGCACCTCGGTAGCAGCTGCGATGATTTTTCTGGGCATGAATGGCTCGTCGATCGCGCCAGATGAGGGGTTCGCTGACTTCATAGTGGAGGCGGCACAGGGAATTCATGATCTGCAGGATGTAGCGGCGGAATTGCAAATGCTAGCGGAGTAGACCCGGCCACTGAGCCGGGTTTTTGCTATCTGGATTCAGGCGGGCTTTTTATTGTTAATGGTCTTTAGTATCTGGTCAATTTTATCTTCAAGTGAACTAAGCCGTGAATCATAATCTTTACTCGCCAGAAGTGTTGATGATTTGCATGTTGATAGTTCAGGGTCACCTGCGTCAATAGGATACGCCCTGCTTAGAGATGTTTGAGAGTGAATAGCTATGCCTTTTATCTCAACATCTTTAATTGGTATTAGTGGGTATGCTGGATTCAAGGAACGCAGAAATTTCTGCCCCTGATCTTGTACCAATTGTTTAAATGTCGCGAAATCGTCGTCAAATTTACAAAAGACGAAATCTCCGCTAAAAGCTTCCTCATATGGCTCGAATATAACTACTGTTCCGTCAGGAAATGAGACTGAACCAGAAGATGCCATAGAATCACCTGAAATTTCTATCGCGAAAGCATTTTCAGAAATCGAGATACTTGGTGCGGGAATGTAGTCCTTTATTGAAGGAGTGCCATGCGCTGGCGACGTATCATTATCTAAGAGAGTCATAGCCATGCCCCATGACAAAACCGGTATTTCTCGAACTGTTACGGTACGTTTTATGTGATTTACGTCAGGTCCTCGTCCATTTCCAGTGGAGAGCCACTCCGTGGATGTGCCTAGTGCTGCCGCTAAATTTCGCAGCACCTTATCTCTTGGTTTTGAATCTCCAGCTTCATATGCGGCAATTTGCCTGCGTACGATCCCTACGATGTCGGCAAGTTGAGATTGAGTCAGCCCTAGTGCTGTTCTGGCTATAGCAATGCGTTTACAAAATGAATCATCTATTTTCATATGTGAATCTTTAAAACTCATATTGACACACTGTGTCTGCCTGATGATAATCTTCTCACACCGTGTTGGTGTGAAGATGAAAAGTGCATGAGGTGAATAATGGAGCAGAAAAAGTCAGAGATCAAGCCGATGGCTTATCGGATGCGTCCCGAAGTAAAAGAGTTCGTTGAAGGTAACGCTAAGCGAACTTACCGTTCTGCGCAGGGAATGATGGATTACCTGATGGATAAGATTATGCAGATGGAAAAAAAAGGTGAATTTGTCATTCAGTAAAAAGCGAAACCCCGCAGTGCGTCAACACTAACGGGGCCTCTGATGTCAGTAATCTTGGAGAAAACCAACATGAGCATTGTAGCTAAGTCACATCTCGACTTCCACGGAGTAATGCTTAACCCTGTAGAAAATGTTTCTGGAATTTGGCTAACTTCAGCAGATATAGCAAATGCTCTAGGTTATGCCTCAAGCAAAAGCGTATCAACGATTTACTCACGCAACATTGATGAGTTTTCCAATAGCATGTCAATGGTCATCAAAATGATAACCAATGGAATAAACAATAACTTACGTGAAAAAAGTGTACGTGTTTTCTCACTCCGTGGTTGTCATCTGATAGCCATGTTTTCAACAACTCCGGCTGCCAAAAAATTCCGCCGCTGGGTGCTGGATATTTTGGATCGAGAAGTTGCCGTTAACATGCCGGTTCAGTCAGGTCCAAGTGAGCGCGAGATCCATGCATACAACGTTCATGCACTGGCCGACCACTACAAGTTTATGTACGAAGCATGGGAGAGGCAGATAGAACCAGCATTGAGGGCTATCGAATCGCCGCTAGCAGATCGCTTACATGATCGTTTTCAGGATGGAGGTGTGTTCATGCAACTAATAAAAGAAGGTTCAGAAAAGCAATTGAAGAGGGGGGAAGTTGCAAGGCTTTACTGAAAAAGAAAAACCAGCAGGGTCTAGCTGCTGGTTATCAGGCGTCAAATCAACTACGAGGTTCGTATGACTGAGTTAACTGTATCAAATGCTAGATCATCTGTCACTAAGATGTCGAGCCGTGAGATTGCGAAATTGACCGGCAAGCAGCACAAACACGTTCTGGACGACTGTCGCAAAATGTTCGAGGCGCTCAGTATTCAATCGGCCGACTTTTCGGCCGATTACCAAGACGAGCGCGGGCGCACGTATCAGGAATTCTGGCTCGACCAGGATTTGACACTTACTCTCATGACCGGCTACAGCATACCGCTGCGTCATAAGGTGGCAAAACGCTGGCGTCAGCTTGAGTCCGGCGAAGTTTCGCCACAAAAATCCGCGTCATACCTCCCAGAATATCGTCGCGCTCGCGCAATAAAAATGGAAGTTGAAGCATTGAACCTCGCACTATCTTTCATGCCAAAACTGAGCGATATCGCAAAGCAGACGGCGATGGCGCGTGCTGTTAATGATGCCGCTGGCATGGAGTTGCTTCCGCTACCTCAGGTAGAAGAGCATTACTACAGCGCCCGAGAGGTAGGGGAGATGCTAGGCGTATCCGCGCAAAAAATTGGGCGAGTTGCCAACGCTAATAACCTGAAGACAGATCAGTTCGGCATCACGGTAATGGACAAGTCAGCACACAGCAACAAACAGGTTGAAGCCTTTCGCTACAACGCTGAAGGCATCAGGGCGCTTCGGCATTTGATTTGCGGGGCCAGGGTAGCTTAATCAGCAATTTGGACCTCGGTCCAGCCACATAAGCAGATCATTGATCAGGCTCATTGTTGAGCCTGTTTCTTGCTTTCCTTTGAGTTCAGCTAGCCTTATGATTTTAGCTAACTTTTTAAAGGAGATAAAAAAGTGAGAAAAAAACTATTACTTGTCGTTATGCTGTCAACCATTTTGATGTCAGGTTGTGGGCCAGCAAAATTAAATGATAGCGAGAAGAAACTGGTTGATAACTTAAAGGTTGAGTTATCGAAGACTGAAAAAGATATTGAGTTGTCTTTGTCAGAAAGCCAGCAGTATTCTCAGGGTTTAATAAGAAATTTAATCACTTCAAAAAAAGAAATCCTTGAAATAAACAAAGCTCTTTTGCAGCAAAGAATAAATGCATTAGAAGCTGGTGCAAAAATAGATTTTGAAACCAAAGGGACCAAGACGGACCCAGCTTTAGCCGATAAGATCAGTAATGAGATGGGTTCTTTGATAACTAAAATTGACTCTGACAAGGCTGACTCTGGAAATTATACTGGGCTTGTTCAGACAATAAAATTGGCGACCATTGCATCTGAAGAACAAACTTTAGCAATGCTACAACAAAAATATCTAGCTGCAAAATATGGCATGATGACGATTCAGATATCCGAAACCAGCGGTAAAAGTCATTCACCATCTTCTTCTCCCGTTGTGAGTGATAAGAACAGTAAGGATAATTTGTTGCCGCCAGCAGATGGGCCATTTGGTTTGCAGGAGGGGTTAACCAAGAAAAATATAGAAGATATGACAGGGGTTAATTTATCTCCTATTGAAGGTTCAACAAACCTCTATCTGGCGGAAGCTTTACCTAAGAGTAATAATGATTTTTCGACCTTCGCTCTACTTATCTCACCTCAAGTTGGCTTATGTCAAATTAGAGCCGTGGGTAAGGATATTGACTCTGATAGTTACGGTATAGCATTACAAATAAAGTTTAATGAATTAAAAAAATCCTTGGATTCTATTTATGGTAATGGTAAGAAAATTGACATTGTGCTTCCGGGTTCAATATGGAAAGAACCTGAGTATTGGATGATGGGAGTTGCAAAAAAAGAGCGAACGCTTGCAGCAGAGTGGACTTCAAAAAATGATGCTATGAAAAAGAATAGATTAAGTGATGTAAATATTGAATCACGAGCAGATAGTGATTCTAAAGGGTATATTTTCCTACAGTATACCTTTGAAAATGGAACTCAGTGCCAAAATGAATTAGATAATGCGAACAAGGGCTCTCTATAAAGGCCTGCAAGAGTTTTGCCAGTGATTGGATTACTTAAATCAGTAGTTTTATATAGAAACCTTTTTATACATAACCACTCCCTAGTGGGGTGGTTTTTTTATGGAGAAATTAAATGAAAGACTTTAAGTCACGCCTTTTATGCCCCGTTCATGATGCTTTGACGGTCACTATTTTAGGCAGTGAGTTTTTTATCCGTCGACTTTCAGCTTACGAACTGGCTGAATTTGAAGATAAGGCAGCGAAACTGCGCAGTGAAGATAATACACGCGGGCTGGCAATGGCTGGCGCATCCCTGGTACTAAATGCGCTGGTGAGTGAAGACGGACAGCCGATTGCTGATTTGCCAGCACCGGATGAGCTCATGAAAGCACACTCCTATGCCTCGCTGATTGAGGCGCTTACAGTGGTTCAGCGCCACAGTTACGGCACGCTAGAGGAAGCAAAAAAAAACTGATGGATTCCCCGTGGCTTCAGCTGATCTTTTCACTCGCTGACCGCTTCGGGGAGTCTGACCCGCGCAAAATAGCCTGCCTTCCCGCTGAAATTCTTCGCTACTGGGAGGCATGGTTTTCCTTAACAGACCCGACCTGTGACATCACCCCTGCGGCACCATCCGCACCGCCATCTCGTACACCGGTCGACAAACAATGCGCTGACATTATGAGGATACTCGGATAATGAGTGACGTAGCGTCTTTGTCGGTTGCCCTGCATCTTAATTCTGCGACGTTCAAATCGCAGATCGCAGATGCATATCAGAAAGCGGGGCAGGCCAGCAAAAATTTTAACAGCCAGGCTAAAGCTCAGGCCAATGAGCTATCAGCTGCTATTGCCAAAACGGTAGAGGCGGCAAAGAAAATTGGCGGGCAGAGTATTGGAGCAGATCAGTTTTCTGGAGTAACTCAGGGTGCAGGCCAGCTTAACTTTGTACTGCATGAAGTGGCTGCGGGCAGTAACGTTGCCAGCAGCACAATCATTAATGCGCTAATCCCCGCTGTTCATTCGCTCAAAGGTCAGCTGGACGGCAGCGCAGACGGCTGGCAGGCCCAGCAGGAAGCCGCCCGTAAGGCTGCGCAGGAACTGGCATCAGCTGCCCAGCAGCAGATCAGCGTGGCGCAGGCAGAAAAGCAGGCAGCAATCAGTAAAGCTGCGATAGCTGAAGAAACAATTGTGGCTGCGGCTGCACAGCGTGAAGAAGCTATCGCCCTGGATGATTATTATGCCAAACGAACTGAGGTTAACAAACAATACGGGATAAGTCTCAGCTATCAGGAAGAGCACCTTAAAAATGAACGCGCGATCATTGAAGCTGAGCGCCTAGAAGAGTCTGGTGTGGAAAAGCTGGAGGCGGCAAAAGCAGCGATTATTGCAGCCGAGTTGGCTGAAACTGAGGGGAAAGCAGCGCTAACTGCCGCGACCGAGGCGGCAGCTGCGGCCAACACACAACTGACGGTTTCGCAGAGAATAGCGGCGACCAGCAGCAGAGCCTTGAGTTCCGCAATGAGCTTGCTGGGTGGCCCTGTTGGCATTGGCCTGAGTGTGCTTGCTGCTGGCGGAACGTTAATCTACAACGAGTTTAAGAAAGCTGAAGAGCAGACTAAAAAGCTTAATGCGGCCGCGCTGGACCTGAGTACATCCTCCCTAATTTCTGCTACCGATCTAAAACGACTGAATGGAGAGTTAGGAGACACGGAGAATTCAGTTACTGCCGTGTCTGCTGCTGCAAAAGCGGGATTTTCCGGCCAGATGTTGACACAGGTCGCCACACTTGCCACTGCTTACGCAGAAGCGGGTGGAAATGCCGATGACCTGGTGAAAAGCCTTTCTGCACTTCGGGGCGATCCTGTCACTGCCATGGAGAAACTTACCGCTTCAGGAGTGGCGCTCGGTGATTCTATTATCCATCAAGTCATGGCACTCAGCCAACGCGGACAGACTGCACAGGCTAGTCAGCTACTGATTGAGGCCGCAATAGAAGCAGAGAAGGGAAGATTAAAAGAGTTGGGCGTTGAAGTTGATAAAACTTCAACTCAGGTTAACAACCTTGGTCAGACTTGGGGGATGGCAGGCAACCAGGCTGCAGAAGCACTCGGTACAGCGATTGATAACACTCGTTATCTTCAGAAACTGCAAAAAGATTACGACGAATCTTCGGCAAGATATATTGCAGCCAGTAAAGCGGGCTATGCCGCTGCTCAAAATGAGCGCTTAAAAAATGCTGCGGACCTCAAAAGTTATATGACTGAAGGAACCAGCGCTGTTGAAAAACGCGCTGCGGCACTTAAAAAACTTAATAACAGTATTTATTCTCCTGACTCTGCAGATTACAAGCGCATTCTGAAAGGGATTAACGACGAATACGATAAATCCACCAAAAAGCCCAAGCACAAAGCGGCCACTGGTGAAACTGAAGGCCAGCGAATGCTGGAGCAGGCCCAGCAGCGCAGCGCAGTACTGAAGGAGCAGGCGCTGACAAACGACAAAATGACTAGCTCGCAGAGTCAGCTTGTTGCATTTGATCAGAAAATTGCCGGGCTTAAAGGCACGGCACTCAATGCCAGCCAGCAGAGTCTGGTGAACATGCAGGGACAAATTCGCGCACAGCTTCAGGCTAATGTGCTGCTGGAACGTGAAGCTGCACTTCGTAAAGTCTCTGAAAAATATCAGGGTGAGGCCAAAAAATGGGCTGAAGAAGCTGCAGCGATGAAGCGTGAAGCAGCGGCCAGCCTGGATAAGTACAGTCAGTCCGATCAGGAATCCGCTCAGGCTGAAGCAAAACTTGCCATTGAGAACCGCTTCAGCCAGCGCCGCATCGCGCTTGATAAAGATTTTACTGATAAGACATCTGCAGAGTATCAGGCCCGTCTGGCTGATCTGGAAAGCGCCAAGCAACAGGAACTGCAGATCACCGAGAAAAGCGTGAGTGACCGTCTGGCTCTTGAAAACGATTATGGGAAGGGATTCCGGCGCGGTACGCTGAACTGGATAGACAGCGCCCGCTATGCAAACAGCCAGATGGCGAGTTATGCCGGAAGTCTGTTTGACAGCATGACTGACTCTGTGGCTACTTTCGCCACAACGGGCAAGCTCAACTTCAAATCCTTTACCACATCGGTGCTGTCAGACCTTGCCAAAATAGCAGCCCGTGTAGCGCTCAGTAATGCTCTACAAAGCATTCTTGGCACCGCTTTCTCCAGTGCTGCAAATGCTGACATTTCGGCACCATCCGGTTCAGGCGGGTCAACGGGGGGGATGGGAATGCCCACTGGCTGGCAGGCTTACGCCAGCGCAACCAAAAATGCAAAAGGTGGAGTTTACAACTCTCCGAATCTGAGCAGCCACAGTAACAGCATCGTCAGTCAGCCTACCTTCTTCGCCTTTGCAAAAGGCGCGGGCGTTATGGGTGAAGCCGGTCCGGAGGCAATCCTGCCGCTCACGCGCACATCGGGAGGTGCTCTGGGCGTGCGTAGCACGGGTTCCGCGTCTGCGACCACATCACCCATTGTCAATGTCACAATTACAAACAACGGAAATGGCCAGAGCTCGGCAGACAGTTCTTCCAGCGCGGGCTGGGAACAGTTCGCCAGGCAGATTACGCCCATGATACAGCGTGAGGCGCAGAAAGTGGTAAATCGTAATCTGGGGCAGGCAGGAGCAATAACTACGGCAATCAGGGGGCAGCGCTGATGGCACTTGAAACCTTTACCTGGCCCGTGCGCGTAAATGCTGCGGGCGAAAACAGCCTGAAGGTCAGGACCGCTTCATTTGGCGATGGCTATGCCCAGACTGCAGGCGATGGACTTAACAGTGAGGTGTCGCAGTGGTCGGTCACGCTCGTCGGCAAAGAGGCACTGGTCCGCGAAGCGCTGGATTTTATCCGCAACCATAGCGGATACCGGTCATTTATCTGGACGCCACCTCTGAGCGACGCCGGGCTTTTCCGGTGTGCAGAATATAAGCCCACCGCCCTGGGGGCCGGTAACTATTCTCTTTCAGCCACCTTCATCCGCACTTACGCACCCTGAGCAGCAGGAGACAACCTATGGCACTGACCAGTGATTTTCAGAAACTGGAACCCGGCAGCCGCATTCAGCTGATCGAAATCGACGGCAGCGCGTTCGGCGCAGACGTTTTGCGTTTTCATGGACATGGTATTGCACATACCGCCGCAGAAATTGCCGCTGCAGGTGGAGATGAGTCGAAACTGCCGGCGAAATCAGTATGGTGGCAGGGCAATGAGTACCGGGCGTGGCCGTGCGAGATTGAGGGTGTGGATGCATCCACGGATGGCAAGGCTTCCTCTCCAAAACTCACTGTTGCGAACCTGGACGGTTCAGTGACAGCCATCTGCTCAGCCTATGACGACATGCTGCAGGCAAAAGTCACCATACGGCACACACTGGCCCATTATCTTGACGCCAGAAATTTTGAGAACGGTAACGATCGCGCCGATCCGTCTCAGGAGGTGCTGCAGGTATTTTATATCGACAGTAAAAGCGGTGAGACGAACGCCAGCGTTGAATTCACGCTCAGTTCACCGGTAGACCTGCAGGGATTACAGCTTCCGAACCGTCAGCTGCATTCGGTCTGCACCTGGTGCATCCGGGGATGGTACCGGACAGGCAACGGTTGTGGCTGGAATGGCAGCACGTACTATGACCGCTTCAATAATCCGGTAGACGATCCGTCAAAAGACGTCTGCTCCGGGCTGGTCTCAGCCTGTAAGGTCCGTTTTGGCGACAATAATCCCCTGGACTTCGGCGGGTTCAGTGGTACGTCTTTGATCAAAAGCTGAGGGGAAAATGATTACAGAAGACCTTAAAGGGGCCATTTTGCATCATGCTGCAGCAGCTTACCCGCATGAATGCTGCGGTGTGGTGGTTATTCAATCCGACGGGCATGGCCTGTATCTGCCCTGCAGGAACATCGCACCAGATCCGGAAAACGATTTTGCTATCCATCCTGAAGATTACGCCGCAGCGGAGGAAATGGGTCAGGTCATCGCGGTAGCACACAGTCACCCGGACGCATCAACCCGACCCGGTGAGACAGACCGGGCGCTTTGCGATCTGTCTGGCCTGACATGGTATATCGTCAGCTGGCCGGAGGGTGATTTTCGGGTGCTGCTGCCGCGCGAAGAGCTACCTCTGGTGGGCAGGCCGTTTGTACTGGGTGTTTATGACTGCTGGGGACTTATCATGAGCTGGTACCGGCAGTCGCTGGGTATCGAACTGCCTGATCACCGGGTGAACTATCCCTGGTGGGAGCAGGGCGAAGACCGCTATATGGATAACTGGCACAGCACCGGGTTCAGGAAATTCAGCGGTCCGGCGCGGACGGGCGACGTTGTACTCATGAAGGTTGGCGCTCGGGTGGTCAATCATGCCGGCGTTCTGCTTGAAGACGGCATGCTGCTTCATCACCTGTATGGCCACCTGAGTCAGCGCGTTGTCTTTGACGACAACTGGCGCAGCCGCACGGAAATGATTGTCCGGTATCAGGGTAACTTCTGACCCCCTGCTTTTCTTCACAAATCCTCTTCCGCGTCACTCTCAGATAATTTTCAGCAGGACATTCCTATGTCAGATATGACAAAACGCAGGGTGCGTCTTTATGGCGTGCTCGGGAGTACATTTGGGCGGGATCATGAGCTCGTTGTCGCGACGCCGGCGCAGGCCATCAGAGCTTTATGTGTGCTGATACCCGGGTTTGAGCATTACCTCAACAGCAGCCGGCGGCGCGGGCTGGTGTATGCCGTGTTCAGCGGACGGCGAAATCTTAGCGCAGACGAACTGAATCTGGACGGCAGTGACAGTGATATCCGGATCGTGCCTGTCATTATCGGCAGCAAGCGGGGCGGCATGCTGCAGGTGATTATTGGTGCTGTGCTGGTAGTAGCCGGATATTTCACCTTTGGCACTACTTCATCAATTGGTATGGCGATGATAGCCAGTGGCGTGTCTATGGCGGCAGGTGGCGTAGTACAGATGCTGTCACCGCAGATGACCGGTCTGGCGAAGAGCAGCGATGAAAAGGCCAGTTATGCCTTTGGTAGTCCGACAAATACTTCTTCTCAGGGTTACCCTGTCCCCCTGCTTTACGGAAAGCGACGTATTGGCGGGGCCATTATTTCAGCCGGAATCTATGTCGACGATCTTGATGCGTACCAGGCTCAGAGAGCATCCGGGACGATAACTCCAGACGCCCGTGGTGCAGAAAAGGGTGATCTGCAGTCCATCGCCGTTGCGCGTGTACTGGTGGCGCTGGGGGAGGGGGAATTCGCCGGCGGTTTAACAGATCAGAGTATCTTTCTGAATGGCACAGCGCTGGCAGGCAGCGACGGTACCAGCAACTTTGGCTCAGGTGTTTCATGGGTATTTCGCCCGGGAACACAGGATCAGGAATATATTCCGGGCATTCCCTCAGTCGAGAATGAAATATCGGCCGGCAGCGTGGAGGTCACCACTGCGAAAAGCTGGGTTCATACTCTGACGAATACCCAGCTGTCGGCCGTCCGGCTGCGCCTGAAGTGGCCGTCATTGTTTCATCAGAAAGATGACGGTGGTGTTGGTGGTTATCGGGTTGAGTACGCTATCGATTTACAGGTTGATGGTGGAAGCTGGCAGACCGTCCTGACGGATGCAGCAGATGGACGGGCCATGTCCGGATATGAGCGTACTCATCGTGTTGCTTTGCCGTCCGGGGCTAAAACGTGGACGGTGAGGGTCAGACGTCTGTCAGCAGACACAACCGATGAAAAGATCGGCAGCAAAATGACGCTGGAGAGCTATACCGAAATCATTGATGCTAAATTCCGCTATCCGCACACCGCACTCCTTTATATCGAATTTGACGCCTCAACCTTCAGCGGACAGATACCCACGATTACCTGTGAACCGGCGGGTCGTATTATCAGCGTCCCCTCCAACTATACACCGGAAACGCGCACGTACGCCGGCACCTGGGACGGCACATTCAAGCAGGCCTGGACGGACAACCCTGCATGGATATTTTATGACATCGTGGTAAGTGAGCGGTTCGGCCTTGGGCCACGGCTGAGTGCGGCAAATACCGATCGTTATGAACTTTACCGCGTCGCGCAGTACTGCGATGCGCTCGTGCCGGATGGGCTGGGCGGAAGCGGTACCGAGGTCCGGTATAAGTGTGATGTCTACATTCAGACCCGTGAAGACGCATTTACTGTTCTGCGTGATTTTGCATCCATGTTTCGCGGGCTGACCTGCTGGTACAACAACCAGCTGGTAGCGCTGGCCGACATGCCACGCGATATGGACTGGACGTTCACGCGGGCAAACGTGGTGGACGGGCTGTTTACCTACGCCGGCAGCTCAGTGAAAAGCCGCTACACTACCTGTCTGGTGACCTACAGTGATCCGGATAATGCCTGGCAGGATGCTGTCGAGGCTGTCTTTGAAAGTGATCTTGTCACACGGTTTAATGTGAATCAGCTTGAGCTCAGCGCGGTGGGTTGCTCGCGACGCTCGGAAGCTAATCGTCGTGGACGATGGGCCGTACTGACCAATAATGGCGACAGGACCGTTGAGTTTAAGGTGGGCCTGGACGGAAACATTCCGCTTCCGGGTTACATAATTGGCGTGGCTGATGAGATGTTTTCCGGCAGGGTTACGGGAGGGCGGATCAGTGCCGTGAACGGGCGAAGCGTCACCCTGGATCGGGTGCCGGGTGCTGCTGCCGGTGATCGGCTTATTCTCAACCTGCCTTCAGGGGTGGCCCAGAGCCGCACGATAGAGTCCGTCAGCGACCGTACAGTAACAGTCAGCACAGTCTGGAGCGAAACGCCGGAAGCGGAGGCAGTTTGGGTCGTTGAAGCCGACGATCTGTACGTTCAGCAGTACCGTGTTATCAGCGTTACGGACAACAATGACGGGACATTTACTATAAGTGGCATCCATTACGATCCGGATAAGTTTGCCCGCATCGATGATGGCGCAACCATACCCAACCGCCCCGACAGTGTATTGCCGATTACCACCCAGCCAGCACCGACTAACATCGTCATCAGTGAAACCTCCGCTGTTTCGCAGGGACTGAGTGTGGCCACAATGCACGTCACCTGGGACAAAGCAGCAGGCGCTATTGCATATGAGGCACAGTGGCGTCGGAACAGCAGTAACTGGATATCCGTTCCCCGCTCATCGGTCACAGGATTTGACATTTCAGGTATTTACGCAGGTCAATACCTGGTGCGCGTGTGCGCTGTTAACGTTGCGGATGTCTCAAGCACCTGGGTGTACTCAGATGAAACCACGCTCACGGGCAAGCAGGGTAACCCGCCGGTACCGGTTGGGCTGAGGGCGACAACAGACCGGGTGTTTGCCGTCGAACTGACCTGGGGATTCGGTGAGGATTCCGGCGATACCAGCTATACCGAAATTCAGTATGCCACGCGCGCGGATTACAGTGACGCCACGCTACTTTCAGATGTGGCATATCCCACACATAACTATCTGCAGAGTGGTCTGGCGGCCGGGGTGACGTTTTATTACCGAGCCCGGCTGGTGGACAAACTGGGTAATCAGTCGGACTGGACAAGCTGGGTTCAGGGGGCATCTTCGTCGGATGCCTCAGATATTCTCGGCGACATCACCGAAGCCATAGAGAATTCGCAGGCATGGCAGCAGATGAACCAGAATATCGATCCGCTGGCAGAGGCGGCTATTGAAAATGCGCTGGCCAACGATGCAGATATTCAGCGCTGGCGGAAAGAAAACGGCAAGGTGGTGGCCCAGATTGTGGAAATCCGCACGACTGTTGCTGACCAGGATAAAGCCTTCGCGCAGTTCGAGCGTGACGTGGGCGTGCAGTTTAATGACATGTCGGCAGCTGTGGACACCAAAGCCACGGCTAAGTTTGACGCCACAGGGCAGGGTTTCGCCTCCTGGGATACTGGCGCACAGGTGACTTATAACGGTCAGACGGTTTCTGCCGGTCTCTCCATCTATGCCGAAGTGGATGGCGGCAGCATTACGGCCGGCGTTCTCATTAAGGCAGAGCAGTTTGCGCTGATGCAGCCCAGCGGCAGCGGCTGGCTGTCACCATTCGCGGTAAAAAATCAGCAGGTCTTCATGAATCAGGCATTCATTGAAGATGCCTCGATCACGAATGAGAAGATCGGTAACTACATCCAGTCTGTGGGGTATGACGGTAAAACCGGATGGCGCATTGATAAAGGTGCCGGCTTCTTCTTTGGTGCCGTTGATTCTGCCGGGGCAGGTTCGATCCGGCTGGACGAAACCGGCCTTGCGGTCATGGACGGTGCCGGTACTGAACGCTGTAAGCTGGGGAGGTTGTAATGACTTACGGATTACGCATCACGCCGGATGACGGGGGTAAATCCTTGGTCCTGGACGGCAGCACTCGTTATATCTCATACCTGGCTTCATTATCCCTCAAAAGTGGCGACAAAACACGACAGGTGAAAGCTCCGCCGTCAGGTTCTGCCGCGCTGGTGGTGCCACGAAAACTGGTGTCAGTATTTCCCACGGTGAACCAGCCGGTGATGTACTACCTCACTGGCTGGAGTCTGGCTGCTAATGGAACGTTTACGTACAGCGTCGGGGGCGGTGATGACGTGCAACGCTCAACGCTTGATATTGCCGATGTTGATATCTTTTCGGTGGCTGGCGGGGCCGGGGTCGGTGGGTACGGCATCAGGATCACAAATGGCGCGGATTTTATGGAGGTGAACGACACCAGTTATCTGGGGTATGTGACTTACAGAGCGACCATCAGCATTACCGATCGCTGGCCCATCCCCGCAGCGGTGCTGGCGCTGGGCAGTTCTTACGTGGTCTTTGCACGGTGGAATAATACGGATAATCCTCTGTTCCTCAACCGCGATAATAACAGCATTGAGGTTTACAGCGCGTTTGCCGCTACGGAAGGTTCAAAGGTAGGCGGCACGGTCAGCAATGTTCAGATCGTCATCGTCTCCTGCGGGTATTCCCCGGCCCTGCCTGCATCCGGCTACGGGCTGGTGATCCGGAACGCCGCCGGGCAGATTACGTTTTCCAGCAAATTCCCGCCGGTCATGTACCGGGGCGCATCATACAATTTTTCATACTGGCAGAACTTCGATACCAGCGGGGGCGAAGTCCTGAGCTGGACCAGTCCAACCGGTGACGTTTCGCAGCCCATGATCCCGCTGTGCAGTATCGGGTTACAGCGCGGTGATTACAGCCGGTCGCAGGGGGGCTGGCAGTACCGTATTGTGCTCTATTCGGGATTTAAAATGAGCGGGAATTCGGTTTCTGTCGCCAGAGCACGTTCAGCGGGTTCAGAAGCTGCCGTGCCGATGTTCGTTAAGGCGATGCAGGCCGCATGTTCGCTGCCCTGCCTGGACGCGGCAGACTACTTCTGACAGAACTCAGGAAAATTCAGGGCCACCGGAGACGGTGGCTTTTTTTATGCGAGGAATATTTGATGGCATGGTACAGAACCGGCACGATTGCCGCAGCAAAAGACAGTAAAACCGTTACCGGCACCGGGACAAAGTGGGCGGACAACAAACAGGGGATTGGAGCCGGGCAGATGCTGCTGGTACCGGGCAGCGGCAGCGTACAGGCTTATGAGATTGCGTCGGTTAGGAGTGATACTGAGCTGACCGTGACGGAAGCAGTTGCCAGCGAAATCAGCGGCAGCGCCTACGCTATCCTGGCATTTTACGGTAACTCCTATCCGGACTTTGCCCGCCAGCTGGCCGCGCAGTTGAAATACTATCAGTCCCAGATGGACGGCTGGCAGGAAATTATGACGGGAACCGGCGACGTCACGCTGGTGGCACCGGATGGCACTAGTGTGACCATCAGCAGTCTGAGCAAGCTGACGTCTGCTCTCGCAGAACGTGCAATAACAGGCAGCAATGCTCAGTTTTCAGGACTGGAGTTGATGTCTCAAACGCCCTACATAGACTTTCATTATAATAAATCTGAGGCTGACTATAGCGTCAGGATGATTTGCACGGAGCAGAGCGCACTGGAGCTGACCGCAGCCAGCGGAAATGTTTCACTGCACGTTAACGGAGGAATTCGCGCAGGGGGCGCGAATAATCCCGGTGGAATTAATTTATACCGGGGCAACGGTGATGCATCAAGCCTGTGGGGAGTAAATGCCAGCGATGGTAATTTTAACATCGCCAGAGGCCCCAGTGCCGGTCTGAATGTGGTCATGGGTGATGCGTATCTCGACAAAGTTAAGGGGATTTACACAAAACGAGGTGCGTCAGGAGTTTATGGCGCTAACAAATATCAGTTCTACTGGACCGGAACGTTAATGGAATGCTGGGTTGATGCCAGTGGAGTCGGTACCCTGCAACTAACACCAATGTCAGACCGGCAACTAAAAAAGGATATTGTGTATCGGCACGATGCTCATAAGGCGCTTGATGAAGTGTGTAAGTGGCAGCCCGCTGATTTCAAAATGAAGGCACGCGGTATCATTCCAGAAACAGCAGACCAGCTCGGGTTTATTGCAAATGACCTTGTGAAAGTTTCACCTGAATGCGTTGGCGGCAAGGGATTACCGGAGGATTACGATATCGAAGCTGATCCTAATAATTCCGACGCATATTTTCTTAATCAGGTTCCAATGATTGCCAAACTGACACAGGCAATACAGGCCCAGCAGATAATGATAAAAGAGCTTCAGCAGCGGTTGTCAGTTTTAGAAAACTCCGGAAGTTAGATTGTCTATAAATGAATCGCTGAATGCCGCATGAATTAAACACAAGTCCAGCCCCGGCAGCCTGAAATTTTGGGACAACCTCAGCTTTACAATTTTGCCTGCCTTTTCGTCTTGATCAAATCTACCGATCAATATTACTGTTTATCTATACAGTTTTCGAGATTGGTCTATGCGCAGATTTTCAACTGGTGGCTATACGTTCTACATACTGCAACGAGGCGAGCGGGCACCTGACCCGCTGGCTGATACCGGATTTTGTGGGGCTTATCTGATCTGGCCGCGAAAAAATGGTTACTGGGATGTTCGTGAGTTCATCTCAGGGCAGTGGCAGGAGATAACAGATGTGCAGTTTGACACTGAGAGTGCAGCATTTAGTTTCGTCTATGAACAATACCGCATTCGTGTTAAGGCTTACATCCGAAAGGTTGATGCAAGGCATGAGGGTCTAAAAGATTTAGCTCTTCCAGAGATAAAGTCTTGACGGGGATTAAGATGAATCTCAGTTTATTTATAGCTTGACCAAATAAGTCTCAAGTACAAACGCCAGCGCTAGACTGTTGGCGCTTATTCACTGATAGAGCCTGAGGCAAGGGGGTTATTAAGCATATTTTGGAAGGCTGAACCGCTGCGGAGGGGAATTCTGTGTACATATATGGGTACCTAAAAAATAAATAGTCCAAGTCAATGCATTGATTTATATGTTATTTTTTATTTTATTTGCTTTACCCATTTAACTAAGAGGACCGCGGCGTGCAGTATAGCGAAAGAGGTCTGAAGATTCACCAGGTTGCCGTGCGTTTGCTCATTCCTCCAGCAACACTGCTTTTATCTCTTCCTTTTGTTGCTATTCAGGTCGTGACGGCGAAGGTGCTAAACCCAAAATAAGCGCATCGCCGCCAGTAAGC